GGAGGTTATTACGGTCAATATGTTGATATTGAGGGTATCTCAAAAAATGAGTTTGAGATGATTCGCAAATATCGCGAAGTCTCATTACACCCTGAAGTAGACTCGGCAATTGATGAAGTTGTCAACGAGGCAATCGTTGCTGATGGTGATGATTCTCCAGTAGAAATCGAACTTTCTAATCTTGAAGTAAGCGACTCAATCAAGAAAAGAATTCGAGAAGAATTTAAAGAAGTTAAAAGACTGATTCAGTTTGACAAAAAATGCTACCACATTTTCAGGCGTTGGTACATTGATGGCAGACTGTATTATCATAAAGTAATTGATCTCACGAAACCAACAGAGGGTATCAAGGAACTGCGCTATATTGATCCTCTGAAGATCAAGAAAATGCGTGAGGTCAGGAAAACTGATAAACCCGCAACAGATGAAAGGGGTAAAGTAGATTACGGTAATGTGAATGAGTACTATCTTTACAATCCAAAAGGAGTATTTAATTCAAATTCAAATTCAGCAATAAGTATTGGTGGCAATGATCAGTTAGGAGTCAAGATTGCTCCTGATGCTATTACATTTGTTACCTCAGGTTTGTTGGATATGAACAACAACCTTCCATTGTCCTATCTCCACAAATCACTGAAGGCAGTTAACCAACTGAGAATGATCGAAGATTCTCTGGTTATCTATAGAATGTCTCGTGCCCCAGAGCGTAGAATTTTCTACATTGATGTTGGCAATCTTCCTAAAGTAAAGGCAGAGCAATACCTCCGCGAGGTTATGTCTCGCTACAGAAATAAGTTAGTCTACGATGCTAACACTGGCGAGATTCGTGACGACAAAAAATTCATGAGTATGCTGGAAGATTTCTGGTTACCTCGCCGTGAAGGTGGTAGAGGAACAGAAATCACCACACTTCCTGGTGCTCAGAACCTTGGCGAACTCAAGGATGTTGAGTATTTCCTCAAGAAACTTTATAAATCGCTTAACCTCCCACCATCTCGCGTGGGCGAGGAAAAGGGATTTAGCTTAGGTCGTTCTAATGAAATCTTGCGCGACGAACTGAAGTTCATCAAGTTTGTTGGAAGACTCCGCAAGCAATTCTCACATCTCTTCAATGACATGTTGAAGACTCAATTAATTCTGAAAGGTGTTATCACCACAGAAGATTGGGAAATGATGGAACAGCATATTCAATATGATTACCTGTTTGATAACCATTTCACAGAACTCAAAGAAATTGAGATGATCGGTGAAAGATTAAATCTTGTTGAGAGAATGCAACCTTTCATGGGTGTTTATTATTCAAACGATTATATCAAGCGTCAGATCTTACAACAGAAAGAATCTGAAATCGAAGAAATTCGTATTCAGATTGAGAAGGAGAAGAAGTCTGGTGAACTTATGGATGTTCCTGTGATGCCAGTAGAGCAAGATCCTTTAGCACCGAAACCACCAGCTAATGGACCTAAAGATACAAAAACTAAACCACCAATGAAAGCACAGACTTCTAAAGAGCTTGAAAACTAAATAATATACAAACCAATTTTACTATTATGACTGTAACTAAAGAATTGATTGATAAAATCGTCAACGGAGAAAACTCTGTAGCATCTGATGAAGTGATTGATTTACTTTATCAAAAAGCATCCGAGCAATTAGATGCTTATAAAAAAGAGTATGCTTCGCAATTGATGAATCCCACCGAGGAAGAACCAGAGGTTGAAGTTCCTGAAGCATCAGCAGAAGAACCGATTGAAGAACCTACCACCAAACCAGAACCCACGGAAGAACAATGAAACTAATCGTAGAGCACATTGATGACATTCAACTTCTCACTGAAGAGAAGGATGGAAAGGAGTATACATATATCCAGGGAGTGTTCCTCCAGGGCGATATCAAGAATCGCAATGGTCGTGTATATCCTATGCCTGTTCTTCAGCGCGAGGTGACTAATTATAATGAAAATTATATTATGAAGTCCCGTGCTCTTGGTGAACTCGGTCATCCCGATGGTCCAACCATCAACCTCGACAGAGTATCGCATAAGATTGTGGAACTTTACCAGGATGGTTCAAACTATATCGGTAAGGCAAAACTTCTTGAAACTCCTATGGGTTTGATTGCCAAGAACCTTCTTCGTGAAGGTGTTCAACTTGGCGTTTCATCCAGAGGTGTTGGTAGTCTGGAATCCAAAGGTGGTTCTAACTATGTTCGTGATGACTTTATGCTCACAACTGCTGCCGATATTGTAGCAGATCCTTCCGCACCTGACGCTTTTGTGAATGGAATCATGGAAGGAAAAGAGTGGGTCTGGGATAACGGTGCCTTTAAGGAAGCCGAAATCCAGAGAGTTAAGGAAGAGTTAGAAAGAGTCTCACGCAATCAACTTGAGAATAAAATCCTTGAGTCGTTTGAGAGACTGCTCTCTAACTTATAAAATTAATAAATAAGTATTAGAAAATCAAAGTATCCGTAGGGGTAATCTTAATGGCTAATTCGTTAAACGAGAAATTTGAAGAATTCGTATCAGAAAATATTGATGCGGAGACTGTTACAGAAATGAAAAATGCTGTAACTGCTGGTGCTGCTCCAGCAGAAGGTTCACATCTTCCTAGTGCTTCTGGCGCTGATGTTGCTGTTGCCAATGTTGAACCAATGGCTGCTGGCACATCTGCTGAGTACTCAGGTAAATTTGAGAACTCTGGTGCTAAGGCTGCTGCTCCAGTTAAGAAGTCTAAAACTGCTGTTAACTCGGGTGAAGGCAAGCAAGATCCTATGCCTAAATTAGAAGGTGGTAAGGATATGGCTGGCAAGAGTGTCAGCCGTGGTGGCGGGGAAGCAATGCCTTCTCTGAAGAAAGAAGAAATTGATGTTACCGACGACATCAATGCCCTTGTCAATGGCGAGGAACTTTCCGAAGAGTTTAAGGAAAAAGCAACAACAATCTTTACTGCTGCTGTTTCATCCAAAATTGAGGAAGAAACTAAGCGTTTAGAAGAAGGTTATGCTGCTCAGTTAAATGAGCAAATTGAAGTGATGAAGGAAGAAATGACCGCTAAGGTTGATTCATTCCTGAACTATGTTGTAGAGCAATGGATTAATGATAACAAACTCGCAGTCAACGAAGGAATTCGTACTGAGATTGCCGAGTCATTTATGTCTGCTCTGAAGGGTGTGTTCACTGAACACTACATGGACATCCCTGAGGAGAAGTACGATATGGTTGAGGGGATGAGCAACAAACTTGATGAGATGGAAACAAAACTCAACGAACAAATTGAAAGAAACATTGAATTAAATTCTGCTCTTGGAGAATTCGTCAAAGAGTCAATCGTTGTCGAAGTATCACAAGGTCTCGCAGATACTCAGAAGGAAAAACTCTCCTCACTCGCTGAGGGCGTAGAGTTTACTGATGAAGCATCATACCGCGAAAAAATTGAGACCATTAAGGAAAATTATTTCCCCAAGGCTCAAATCAACGAGAGCGTAGAAGAGTCTGAGCCTGTCATCGAGAAGGAAGTTCCTGCTCATATGGCTGCTTATGTCAACGCAATCGCTCGTTATAACAAGTGATTTTTAAAAATCATAAATATACTATAGTTCACAACTAACATTTTTCTTTTAGGAGTCAAAACATGTTCAATACCGAACAACTCCAGGAGAAGTGGGCACCTGTTCTGTCTCACGGTGATCTCCCCGAGATCAAGGATAGCTACAAGAGAGCCGTAACTTCTCAACTGCTGGAGAACCAAGAAAAATTCCTCCGTGAGGAGAGAATGCTGACCGAAGCACCTACAAATGCTGGTCCTATCAACACACCTACAACAGGTGCTGGTAATATTGCTGGTTTCGATCCCGTACTGATCTCGCTGATCCGTCGTTCGATGCCTAACCTGATCGCCTATGACATCTGTGGCGTTCAGCCTATGAACGGTCCTACTGGACTGATCTTTGCCATGCGCTCGAAGTATGAGGGTCAAACTGGAGACGAGACCTTCTACAACGAAGTTAACCAAGCATGGTCTGGTACTCCCTATAACAGCAGCACCAGCACTGGTGGTTCTGCTCAGACTGGCACTAACCCTGCTGTTCTGAATGATGGTGGTACATACACATCTGCTGGCGCCATGGACACCAGCACTGCTGAAGCTCTGGGTGAGGCTGCTACCAGCGTATTCCCAGAAATGGCATTCAGCATCGAGAAGATTGCTGTTACCGCTAAGTCACGCGCACTGAAAGCTGAGTACAGCATCGAACTCGCCCAAGACCTGAAGGCAATTCATGGTCTGGATGCTGAGACCGAACTCGCCAACATTCTCTCCGCTGAGATCCTCACCGAAATCAACAGAGAAGTTGTTCGTACCGTATTCCGTTCCGCTAAGCCTGGTGCTCAGCAGAACACTGCTACTCAGGGTACTTTCGACCTTGATGTTGACTCCAACGGTCGCTGGTCGGTTGAGAAGTTCAAGGGTCTTCTGTTCCAGATTGAGCGTGAAATGAACGCCATCGCGAAAGAGACTCGTAGAGGGAAGGGCAACATGCTCATCTGTTCTTCAGATGTTGCTTCTGCTCTGTCCATGGCTGGTGTACTCGATTACAACCCTGCCCTGAACACTGGTCTGAATGTTGATGACACTGGCAGCACCTTTGTCGGTACGCTGAACGGTCGCATCCGCGTTTACATCGATCCTTATGCTGCTCTGCCTTCAGAGGGTCAGAACGCTGCTCAGTTCTTCATCGCTGGTTACAAGGGTACTTCAGCATATGATGCTGGTCTGTTCTATTGCCCATATGTACCTCTCCAGATGGTACGCGCAATTGGTCCTGACACCTTCCAGCCCAAGATCGGATTCAAGACTCGCTACGGCATGGTCCTGAACCCATTCGCTAAGGGTGAGACTGCCCTTTCGGATTCCGATCCAGTCGCCGCTGGCAACCTCAGCACCAATGTTTACTACCGTCGTGTAAGAGTCACCAACCTCATGTGATTCTCGTCTCACAGACGCTTCTGGACCCCTCTCAGGAGGGGTCTTTTTTTATCTAAATATCTAAAAAGTATTTTTTAGAAATGGCTTCTCCCAGATGGTTAGATGAACAAATTGAAAATTTAAATTTTCTAGCACCACAAGGATTTAAATTATCAATTTTAAAATTCCCTAAGGTGGCATTTTTATGTCAGGCAGTTGACATCCCAGGAATTCGTGTAACTGATATTACGATTCCAAATCCTTTCCGTGATTATTCAATCGCAGGAACAGAAACTGAATTTGAAGATCTCACAGTTAAATTTTTGATTGATGAGGATATGTCAAATTATGCCAGCATTCATAACTGGTTAAAGAAGACTGGTCTTGCTGAAAGATTTGATACTGATGAGGATCCCATCGAGGGACAGATCAATCTAGAAATTTTAAACAGCAACTGGAGATCAAATATCGTAATTGAATATGATCATGCATGGCCTGTTTCTTTGTCACCAGTAGTTTTTGATGCTACTGATACTGGAGTTCAATACCTCACCGCAACTGCCACCTTTAAATATTCCATATATAGAATACGACATGATGGAGTAATTATTAGTTGATGACATTTGATGAAATTCAAGCGATGTGGGAGCAGGATTCTAAAATTGATCCCATAGAACTGGACACTGCCTCACTCGCTATTCCTACATTACATTCAAAATATTTTAAAATTTTTTCAGATTATAGATTCAAGAAGAAGCAGGCAGCATTAAATCTCAAACAATTAACGCGCCGCAAATTTGAATATTACTCAGGTAAAGGAGATCCAGAAGACTACAGGGATAATCCTTTTGACCTCAAGGTTCTTAAATCAGACTTACCAATGTACATAGAGTCTGATCCAGAGATTAAGGACTTACAACTCAAAATAGATATGTACGACATCATCATTGAATACCTCGAAAGTGTAATCAGGATGATCAATAATCGCTCATACCAAATTAAAAATGCGATTGAATGGAAGAACTTTATTGAAGGGATAAGATAATGGCAGATATTACCATCAGCAAAAAGAATGAAGTATATCTTCAGGTTGATTGTGAACCACACATCAAATATGAACTAGCAGAATACTTCACCTTTGAAGTTCCTGATGCGAAATTTATGCCTCAATTTAAAAACAGATCATGGGATGGGAAGATCCGTTTGTTCAGTCCTGGTAATGGACAGATCTATGCTGGTCTACTCCCATACCTTTTTGAGTGGGCAGAGGAGAGAGAATACACATGCTCTGTAGTTAACAATCCATATTACGGCAGTCCCACTGACAGAGACACAGTC